TCAGAGTCAGCTCTAAGTCTTACGTGACTACTATCAATTAATGATATAGCACGACCAGAGTCAAGAGCATTTTCGTCAATTAAAGCAATCGCAAGGCCGGAATCGATATAGTCTGTACCAAGAGAAAGACCAGAATTTGTTGCCCTTGCATTTACGTAACTTGAATCAATAAGATGAATTACATTTGCTGAATCTAAATAATCTATTTGACGAAGTCTAACATAAGCAGAGTCAATAAGTCTTATCGCTCTTCCAGAATCAAGAGCGTGTTCATCAATTAATATTTTAGTGCTGCCTGAATCAAATGCTGTTCCTGTCAATCGAGCAATATAAGCTGAATCTACCGTACTTGTGATATCAGCTCTAAGAGCTACGGTGCCAGAACTATCAGGCAGGCCAATAAGATTATCTTTTGTAGGATCAACAGCTCTAAATGTCGTTTCAAAACTGTCAGCGCTCGCGCCTTCAAATACAATTCGGCCGCTGTCAAACGAAATACCCGTGATCAAGCTGCCGGTTGTGGCCTGTAAAGTCGCTACGTCTGTATACAATTCATCAAAATTCTGATTTATTTTAGTAGCGCCGGTTCGAAGATCATCACCGGTGCCGTCATTAGCGGCTGAGCCTATGTCAATAGTTTGTTTTGCCATGTTCTGTACCTATAAATTCTTTTATCTATTTATATCACTTTCTAAAGTAAACTGCTGCACTATAATCATCTAATGTTGATGAGAACCTGATAGCTGATGCATTAGCTGAGTCAGCAAAATCATCAAATGATTGATAGAACCCTGCCCATTCATATACTGGATCGTAGTATTTAATTAATGTGTCAATAGTAAGGTTTTGGAAATCATTTAGATTGCGATACAAGCTGTAGCGATCTCTTAGTGCATAAGTCAATGTATCTCCTACGTATATGCCTGCATTACTGTCGACATACCCATGAAGATAGTACTGAAGTGCATTAAGATTTGGTGCATCACTATCCCTGCCATCATAAGAAGGCGCGTATTCAGTAAATCCAAATAGCATACCAACAGCTTCACCTTGCGCTGTCACATCAAAACTAGCTGTGCTGAAGAGAAGTTTGTTATTTGCATTCTTATCAAAGATTGCATCAGCTGTTGTTATATCTACTTGTGGTAAACCTTCAATTACAACATCCGCACCAAGAAAGAAACCAGCTGGATGTACAAAAGTTCTATATAATTCTTCCCACTCAAGCAGCGGTATCGGTGTGCGAAGAAGAACGGAGAAGATTTGATTTAAAGCTCCGTCTTGAAGTCTTGCTGCTTCTTCTTGACCTATTGTAGTTTTTCCAACATAAAAAAGTCTATCCTTTGGATAAATGATTTCAATATCTTCGTTAAAAAAAGCTCTAAAAAATCCATTGACGGAATATTCAGAACCTTTAACCCTAAAGAAATTACCAAAGTTACGAATTGCTTCACGTGGGAAAGTAAACGTGCTTTGTGAAACACCAAGAGCAATCTCATCAAACATAAAATCGAGATATTCAAGTTTTGTATCTTCAATGTCTCTTATTGTCTGAAGTTCTTGAATAATACCGCCAAAATTATCGGCAGAATCAAGGTGATTATAATAGGCATCAAGAAAAGTAATAAGGTTTGGATAGTCTTCACGAAAATGTTCAGGTAAGACTTCATCTACCAAACTTTTTCTTACATTTGTATTAATACGACCAAATTCACGAAGAGTCTGATCAAAACCAGTATGAGCCATTAGGTTACTCTTAAGCTTGTTTGTTGTCTATCAACTTCAGCTGTTGTTGATGTCCGACTTGTGTCAAGTCTCAATATATAGTTTCGAAGAGGTCTGACTACGCTTTGATTCTGAGGCGTAGTTGATATTTTAATAAATGTGTTTCCACCAATGAAGGCTTGAGGATTAAATCCTATAATTTTTACCTCACCTTTTTCCTGATCGTACTCACCAACATTATCAAGTCTTACAACACCATCAACATCTATAATTTGTAAAGTTGTACTTTCAAGTTTATTTTTAATCTGGCATACAGCATTTTCAAATGTAAAGATTGTAGATTCTACCACAGCAACATCATCATCTGGAGCAGCTAACTTCTGAGGAAAAGCCAGTGTTGTAGTATTGTTAACTCCAATAGAAGGGCTAAATCTCATTTGTATTCTGACATCACATTTGCTTGATAAAATTGCTGGATCAAGCGCGTCAATTTCTGTTAGTAGATTTGATCTTCTGAATATTTTGTTAAATGTGTTAAGATTTCTGGTAAAGTAGTTTCTAACATAGTTATAAATTTCATTTTCAGTAGTTGCTAAAGTAAATCCTGTCAAAGAAGGATCAAAATCGAAATTGATCGCAAGTTCTAAGAATACGTCCAAAGGATCCACAAATTCAGTGTCAATTGATATAACACCTAATGCATCCGTAAAGTTTGTTACAATATTGTTTTGAGTAGTAGTTTTAGTCGAAGCAGTGGTTCCAACTGGAAAGTTTAAAGAAACATAAACTTTGCCGTAATCAATAGGAACGTTTTGATCACCTGACCAAACAGCGACATCAGTCACGTCGCTAAAGTTACTTAAAATAATTGCTTTGTAGTCTGCTGATGTGACCATTCTTTGCTGTGACGCAAAAGCAAGTGGAGCGAGCTGTCTTACACTTTCAATAGATTGTTTGAAGGAACCTCCAGTAGCTTCAGAAGCTGTAACGGCTGTTAGTGTGTAATTAATACCTTGCACTGTCAAATCTGAAGTTGCAGTAAAAGTATCCGCTAAATTGGCGGCAGGTCCTTTTGTTGAAAGATACGTGACAACTATTTTGTTACCAGGATCTGGCTTTTTACCGAAAGAAATTCCATCACCAAAATTTAATTCGTAAAAACCGTTTGGAGCTTCTCGAATTGTAAATACTGTAGTGTCTTTATCAATTGTACTTGCTTCCGCAAGAGGAGTGTACTGAATAAATTGCGTGGACGAAACAGTATCAAATACAAGCACTGATGCTGTTTTTGTGTCGATGTTTTCATCTGGTATTACAAAAACTTGTCGCTCTTCTGTTTCACCTGAAATAAATGTTTTTGTTTTCTCTTCACCTTCATGAACTGGTATTTCATCAGAATTTTCTGTGGTTAAAAAGTTGTATACACCTGATCCATTGTCTTTAGCAAAATAAGTTTCAAGTGTTCTAAACGTATAAGACACGCCATCGACTGATGTTGTAAATTGTCTGCCCTTACTTAATTGTAATTGAGAGGGTCGACCAGAAACTCCAGCAAGATTTACAGAGAGATTTAAAAGAGCCTTTGCTGCAACTCGAGATCTAACCTCGTAACCTAAAGTTTCAGCATGAGATACAACAGAAGATCTAAGCTGTGAAGTATTTAAGAATGATTCGTTAAGAGCAAAGTTTGCAGTCAAACCGTTAATGTGCGTGTTATATGCCAGCACGTCAAGTATGTTATTTAGTCCTGACGCGTCAAAATCGTAATCAGCAAATTGTGTATCTGCCTTTAAAAAATTTTTAAGACTCAGTTTAAGAGCTTGAAAGTCAAGATCTGAGGATTTTATTGTAGTTGCCATTTATCTAAGCCTCGCTAATGAAACGTCTAGTGCCACAATTTCTGCGGTATTAACGACTTGAAAATTAACAGTTGCATCTAATGAGTTGTAATCAGGCTGTACATTCAGATCAATTGAAAGCACTCTTGCTCTCGGTTCATAGTTTGTAATCGCATCATAGATCAAGTCTTGTATGTATTCTGGATCGTATTCTGTGTCCAATGAAAAAAGCGCATCATTTAAATTTGCGCCAAAGTTTGGTTGAAACGGTTTCTCATTTAAACTTGTAAGTAGTAAATTTTTCACAGCTTGTTTTACCGCGGCCGCGTCTTGTTTTTTAAATACATCACCTGATGGCCGTGGATTAAATGTAAGATCTACATCTAAATAGTCTCGGGCCCGAGTACTTATTATGGATGAGGTAAGATCACCGTCTTCTGTAGAAAATGCTTTTGCTACCATTTAAAATTCCTTTAGAGTATTTATAGTATTTCTACGAGTTCGCCGTTTGTTTGTACATGGTTATTATACCTTGTTTCAATTTTATTATCAAAACTAACTGTCCATTGTGGCGAAACCTCAGGCATTACTAAAATAATTTGAACATTTAGTGCTTCACTTGGATCGTATGTATCGTAATCTAAAACCATTTTTTCAAATTGATAAAAATCTTTAACATATTCTGCAAGTCTAAATGTTTCTCTCAAACTTACTTGTCCATTTCTATCAATGACTTCATACACGACAGCTCTGCCTTTAGACATTTGATCGTTTAAACTATCAATGACAAGTGTTTCGTTTGGCCCAGGTTTATAAAATCCTTCAACAACATTTATGTTATGTCTATTGTTTTTATCAAGAAATGCTTGAGCTGACTTCATAAATTTAGCGTGTAGATACAGGTTCTTTGCGATTCGAACACGCTCAGTTTCGTCAGTAATATGATTCATTGTCACTACTTCGCCGT